TACAACAAAAATTAAAGACGGTGTTGACGGTGAAGGTAAAGACGTACCTAACTCAGCAGGTCATTCTTTAACAAAGATCAGCAACAACAAGCCACACAGCAAGATTAAAGGTAATAACCAATTAGCTTACGCTGTTAAGTAATAGTTAAAAAAGTAGAATTCATTAAAGCCTGCAATACGTTGCAGGCTTTTTTGTCCGCTTAAATAATAATGTGGACCTTTTCAAAAGCTTTTTTAATTTAGGTGTCAGTAAGCGTCACCGTAAACCTTTATTAGGTGGTGGCGATTTAACGCGTAAACACTTAAACATGGTACCTGCAAAATATAAGTACCCTGCTAATGCAAACAAAAAAATTGAAACTCTTAAAAAAATGAAAACTGGTAAGTTTGTTTGCGATCATAAAGATATAGACTTCATTATCAAAAACTTTCTCCATAATAAACTTCCACAAACCAATGAGCATAAAACATTAGGTGGTAAAATGAATATTAAATTTTATCATGACCCTTCAATCAATAAATGGGTAATAGCAAAATAATATGTATATCGATAAAAACAGCTGCTTTCCAGGTATAGTACCAACAGACGGTTCTTGTTTTAGATATGTTGATAAAGATGTTATAGGTAATGAAGAATATCTTTATAGTAACTATTATAGAGAGCAAATAGCTCAATATGGTACACAAATAACATATTATGTAAATCAATATAATGTTTTAAGTGCAGATAATTTCTACGGTGAAGACCCAACAAGAAGATACGCGCAGGGTGTTGTGTTAAATGCGTATGTTGAATTATCTGAAAACGCTAACACGTTAACCAAGTTTGGCTTTCAAGCTGATGATGAAATTACCATCTTTATACACTTATCAGCATTTTACGATTACTTTATAAACACAGGCATTCAACCAATACAAACAGAAACAAATACTGAACAAGTCGTTTCTAATGAATCTAGTATAGGTTTAAGAGATGAAGTACCTTCAACATATGAGGCACAATTTAATCAAGTTCAACCTAAATCTGGCGACGTTTTTGTTTTAACTGAATATGGTAAAGGAAGACCTGGAGTAAGAAGTGGTAAACAATTTGAAGTTACTGAAATATTAGATGAAGACATTTCAAGAACAAATCAACTTGGCGGCCACTACGTTTGGATTTTGAAAGGTAAGAGATTCGAATATAGCTTTGAACCTGGTATTACGGACGAAAAGGGTGATAATCAAGTGTTTGACGACTCTAAGAGTGGTATACTTTCTGGTGGTTCTCAAGATCCATCTCCAGATAAAAAGTATGATGAACAATACCCGCTACAATCAATTAATGATGTCAGTGCTCAAAAGGTATTTGATATGCCAGCCAATAACAACACAAGTGTTTACGGTACATATTAAATATTATAATGATTTTTTTAGCGGTTTTAATTTTAATTATATCCTTAACTATTGCTAGTATAGCTGGGTATTTTAGTGTATTAGGTTTATCACTTCTTTTCGTCGGATCATCTACAGCTGTTATAGTGATGGGTGCTGCCTTGGAAGTAGGTAAGTTAGTAGCTGTAAGTGTATTACACCAGTTATGGGATAAACTAGGCTGGATGTTAAAAACGTACTTGTTTGTTGCATCTTTTCTTTTAATGGTAATAACATCTTTAGGCATTTACGGGTTTCTGAGTAATGGCTATAACGCTACAAGTTTTAAAGTAAAGGAGTTGGAAAGACAGATACAAAATAATGATATAAAAATAGTATCATTAAACGATGAAATTTTTAAACTACAAAACTACGACTATACATTAAAAACTGTAAAAGATGATCAGTTTAACGAACAGCAATTACAGTTAATAGATAAGAAAGAACAAAGAATTTCAAATGTTCAAGATAGTATTGAAGTAAGTAAGAAGAAAGCTTTGGAAGAATTATCTAATGCAAAGATTATATTAGATACGGAAATTAATAAAGAGGTTGCACAGATTGAATTGTTTAATAATAGATTAAAAATTCTGGATGAAGAAGTTCAAACGTGGCTTAATCAAGGTACCGGTAACTTATTCAAACAAAACGGTTTAGAAAAAGCAAGACTTGTTAAAGAATCTCAGCAAAAAGAAAGAGATGATATTGATGCGCAGATAAAAGAAGTACAGCAAAGAATTCAAACCTTACGCGATGAATACAACGTTACTAAAAATAGTATAACAGATAATTTAGAAAAACAAATACAAACTTCTGAAAGCTTAATAAAGTCTATACAAGAAGAAATAGTAAATGATAAGAAAGTAATAGTTGAAAACCAGCAAAGTGTTCAACTAAAAATTGATAATGAGATAGCAAGAATTCAAACTACTAAAGAAGCTAATAAAAATGAAATAGAGGCTAAACAGGAAAAGATTAATAGTCTTTATGATAATAATCTAGAATTAAACCAAAAAATAAATGAAACTGATGTAGGTACATTTAAGTTTGTAGCGAAAAATTTTAATTTAGAATTAGATAAAACAGTAAATTGGTTTATTATGTTAATTATATCGGTTTTCGATCCGTTAGCAGTAGCTTTGCTTTTATGTTTTAACTATCTAGTTAAGAAACCTCCAACAGAGAAGAAAATTAAACCAACTATAAAGGAAAAAATAATATCTGAACCGGTAATTGAAAAGGAGATAAAAAAAGAAACAACAACAACTTTAACCACTCCTGTTTCAAGTGATGATGATGAAGACTGGTACCCTTTTGTTCATGAAGAACAAGGTAAAATGTCTTATAAATCTTTTCCTCAGCCCGAAGAGTTTAAATCATGATTTAACTAAACCGTCGGTACCGTTTTCCATAAAGTTTATGATTTGGTACTTCATATCTTTTTCACGTTCATTAATATATTTTTGAAACGCGAGAGGTTTAATCCATGATGAGTTTTTTTCAGGGTCTAAACCTAATTGCTCTGCTTTATCCCATGCAAGGTTTACACCTTCATATAGACATGCAAACCTTGCAAGAAATTCTACTGATCTAAAATCATCATTATTATTTGTTTCCATACAATGATTGTATCAGTTTTCCTAAAAGAATTAATTTAAGATCTTTATCATTATATGAATAATTGCCAAAAACATTTGATACAGAAAATAAAAGGTCTTTCAATACTTTTTTATTAGTAAGGTAAATGGCTTCTTCCTGTTTATTATTGAAAGATGGCATTGGTATTGAATCTAAAGCCGAAACCATTGCTTCAAGAAAAATTTTATGGGTTGGTGTTTGTTTTAATTTTTCAACTGTAGCCCCTTGAGAGAGTTTTGTTTGCTCATTATAGTTTAGTTCGTAAAAAGAAATAACCTTTGCAAAAACTTCACTAATATCTTTTTGTTGTACGTTTTTAAGCCCTACAAAAGATGTGGGTGATACTTCTTTAGCTTGTTGTTCAAGATTTGTCATTAAAATAAATTGGTTCAGTAACTAAAACTGTAGATACGTCTGTACTAGCTTTGATCTTGTTATTACATTTAGCACATTCGTAGACTATATCTTTATTATAGTCTAGTTCAACCTCTTGTTGCATTTTTTGCGCACAAGGACATTGAATCCTTACGATATTTTTTGTAAGTTGTTTAAACTCTTCAAGCTTTAATTCCTGCGCTTTTGCAAATAATTTATTTTGATAAACAGAATTAAAAAAATAAAAAAACAAAACTTGTAAAACAAATGCTAACGAAAATAATATAAAAAATTTGTCAATATACACTAGGCCGACTAATGTACTGACTAATGAAGTGATTAATAGCGATTTAAAAATTTGTAACATTAACTAATTTTATCTAATTTCTGACTGATTTCAACTATAGCTTTGTCAATTAAAATTAGACGTTTGTTGGCCCATTCTAATATACTTTTATACTCATCTTTTAATTCAGGGTTTTCTCTAGCATTTAAAATTAAATGTCTTAAGTTCGATGAAGATAAGTACAAATCTGAAATTACATCATCTACCATTCCAAGCGGGTAAGGTTTTACTTTTGATGCTTCGTAATTACTGTCTTTTTTATTAGATTTTAAAAGACCGCTTACTGTGTTTGCTTGTGGATCTGTATCCCCTTTGCTATCTTTCCGAGCAGTAATACCGTACTGCTGTCTATTAACATTATACATTGTACTGTCTTCAGAAAGATGTTTTTTCATTTAAATATTTATAAGGATTTAATAAATAATAACATATATGAGCAATTATAGTAAAAGATTCACTAGATATCTTAACGAGCAAGATGAAAATGACGTTGAGATCACTGATAAAGAGGCAATGACCCAGACTTTAGACAAAGGAACTGCTCCAGAAGACTTTGATGTAGATGCACCGGCAGGTGATGCTCAGCCTGATATGGCAATGACACAGATGCAAAAGAAGATGTACGATGAGTTAAAGACTTGGATTGAAAAAATAGACGGTTTTGCAAACTATTTAAATGGTACTGACAGTGCAAGTGTACAAAGTAGATTAAATTCTTCAGAGCCAGACACTCTTTTTGATAAAATTAGTGTTGCAGAAACCAAAAAAATTGCTCGGGTTTCAGTGGAATTAGCCTCATTAAGTGAAATGTTAAAAGGTTATTTAGCTTCTGCGCACGATCCTAAATACAAGTATAATTAATTTATTTTATTCTTAATAAACGTTAATAATATTTTAGCTTTAAGCCCTGAATGTGTATTTTGAATTACAAATTCAGGGTTTATTTTTTCTCTATTTAAAATTGTACAAAGTTCGTTAAGGTCTTTATACTTTTTAAATTGTTCAGGCCAAATAAAAATATTTTCTCCTGCCTCTGCTAAAATAGTGCTCTTCTTTAACGATGCTTTATCAGCCCATTGATTATCTAAACACCAAATCTTTTTAAAACCTGTTAAAGTATTAATTTGTTTTTGTTGTAACTCATTAAACGTGCGTGAACTTTCATCTTGAATACCACAAACAGCTAATCCATTTTTTATAAAATACGAATCTATAGGTCCTTCAAAAATATACACGTTGTCATGAGATTGATCAATATTATGAATGCCGTATAAACTTTTCTAACTTCCAACCTTGCTCAAATATTTTGGTTTCTTAAACGTATCATTTTTTAATAACGTTCTTGTTTGATAAAAAATAATATCCCCGTTAGTGTCGTAAAAAGGTAATACTAAACGGTTTTTATGTACTGGGTCGTTAACCGAAACGTAAAATGTTTTAGGCTTGTTAACTGCAACGTCAAGTTTTCTTAATGTAATAAATTTGAGAGCAGTTTGTATAACTACATTATCTTTATAAAATTGTAACTGGTTGTTATCAGATAAGTTTATACAATCATTAGGTAAGGATTGTGTTGATATTTTTACCTCTTTCACTTCCTTAACTACCGGTAAGTTTGGGCCTTCGAATTGTTTTATGTCATTAACAATTTCATTGAAAGGTTTGCCGGTGACATCAACTAGAAAGTTAAAAACCTTTTTACTATAACCGCAATTATGACAATACGCTAGTTCTTTTTTAGGTATGTAAAAGAATCTTGTCTTTTTACCATAACTTTTACCTTCTTTACAGAACGGGCAGCTACCGTTATACGTATTAGTGTATTTGTTATACGTTGGAAAACTTACACAACGATAGAACTCTTGAATAGCGTACTGCTCAGGTACCGGAACCATATTTAATTATAAATAGATTCCCAAAAAAAACAATATTAACCTCTGTAAGAAATGCTATTAATTGAATTTGTTTGGCTGGTACGATAATCTTGCAATATTTCACCAGTTGTAGCATCTTTGATACTTACCATACCTCTTTTAATTAAATTACCTGTAACTGGGTCATTATAACTAACTTGTTCGTATGTTTTACCGTCAGTAGTATGTGTTGTAATTTGCGGCATTACTGTTTCACCAGTATATGGTGATCTAATTTTGATAGGCTCTATGAACATACTATTATTTAGTCGTTGTTATCGGTAAATCTTTATGTTTATTATTATATTCGAACTGCTTAAAACACATATTATACACATTTTTAGGTAAAACTTTAGCCTTTTCAAGCACATTATTTTCTAGCCCGTAATTAAATTTATCTTTTGGTACTGTTCTGTTTATATTTTTTGGAATTGATAAAAAGTAATAATTACTAACATCTTGCGAACAATACACTAAAAGTTCGCCAACATACGTACCATGTAAAACTCCATACACCTCATATTTTTTAGGTTCGTGTAAGTTTTTTGGTTTAAACAGGTTTTGTATTTTTAGTTTCATTAATTACTTTAAATGTTTCGGTGAATTCCTTTTCCAAAATCTGTTTAATACTGAGTGCTATATCTCTATGTTCTTTTTGCGTGCCTTCTTCACATCTAAGATCTAAATAGTGAATCCAGCTACGCAATGAACCTGTCATATAAATTGTTGTTTGGGTGTTGAGTGGTAATATCATTCTTGCGCACTCTTTAGCTATACCACCATCAATTAATTGGTTATAAGTACTTTTAATTAACAACTGTAAATTTTCAATAGATGTTTGTAAATGCTTAGGTAAACTTACAGAATCATCACCAACTTGTCTATTTGTTTTACCTTGTTTTCTCCATTGGATATCTTCAAGCTCCGTTACCTCTGCATATCGTTGACTGAACTCTTGAAAGGTAAATGAACGGTGTCTTAAAATTTGAGCAGCAATAGCACGTGATGTTTTAATTTCAAAAGTACAATTAACATGCTCAAAAGGACTCCAGTGCTTGTGTTTAATAAGATATCTAATTAACTTATGGCCGGTTTCAGTGTTTAACTGGTTGGATGGATTGCTTACCCGAGCAATATAAACTATGAATTCCTCTGGTGTGAGTTTATGTAAAGGAGATGTGATAGCTATTAAATTTGTTTGCATTTACTCTTCAAACATATCTGAGTTCCCGTTTTTATTGTTGTTATTGACAATATTAAACTGAACAAATTTAGATAAATAAGCCCCTAATGAATCTGCATCCTGTTGACATGTTGCATGTACAATAGGGTGTACTGGTTCACCGTCAAAACTATAGCCTAAAATAATAAATGATTTTAAAAATTCTTGACAGGTAGAAACCATAGCATCAAGTTGATTTTGCGTCCGTCTTACACGACTTTCTTGTGTTTGTAATCCGTTAATTAAAACTTCTTTTAATAAAGAAGATATTACATGGTCTGGTAGTTCATGTAAGTTTTTAACTTTGAGATTATTAATAGGTTGTGATGGTAAAGGTGTAAGTTTTGGTGTAGATTTATTTACAGGTTGGTTATTACTTGGTTTATTAGGCTTAGTTTTTTTAGTAATTTTTTTACCTGCGTTAGGTGTTTTTTTTGGCTCATTTTCGTCCATGTACTTATTTAAGTTTACTGAACGGATTTTCACTTGCATTGTTACTAACCCCTCTATTAATAAGTTCTGTCACTAACGTCTCTATACTTTCTGTCTTGAAGTAAATTCCTTTAGGAAATTTATTACCACCATCATCTATTTCAAAAAGCACTTCATTAACTTCGTTCTTATTAATAAAACAAGTAACGTACACAGAAGATACACCTGGATCAATTAATACTGTCCACTTTCTAGGGTCTGTATCACCGTAAGCATTGAATATTTTAAAAACAACAAAACCGCAATCCTTTAATCTTTTAATAAAATAACCAGCAGTTTTAATTTTATTAGAAATCTTCTTTTCTTTAATAACACGTGAAAAATTATCTGTGTACATATACTAATATATAAAGAAAAAAATGTATAAATCAATATTAACTAATTAATGCTGATACAATATATGTTAACGCGGTATTATTTTTAGTTAAAACTATTTTGATAACACCTAATGCAATGTTAATAGAAAAATGTATATTTGCAGTTTTGTTGAAATTGATAAGTCTGAAAGTTTCAAAATTAATAGGAATAACTTTGCTTAACGGAGATCCTTCAAACGTATCAGTAAGCATGCATTGAAAATTATCAGAATTATGACGGTTTTTATCACCTAATTCACCAAAAATTTTATTATTTTCTACGTATATATAAAGCTTATTTGTTTCGGTTGTAAAAGAGGCACCTTTAAACAATGCGTTAAGTTTGTTTTCAGGTACGGAAAAAGAGGTATCAAACTTCAATTCGTTAATCTTCTTAACATTGATCGACGGCACTTTAATAATACCATCTTCTAATAAATGGTAAGTGAACTTAAAGTTATCACCATTGTATTTGATATTGTTTGAATTAATCTCCAATGAGATATCTTCTGTTTCCACACAATCAATAACCCGTATAAGCTTTTTAATATCAGGTACATTAACTAGTTTATCAGATTCTGCTTGAGTTTTGGTTTCAGAATATAAAACCAATGTTGCATCTGTTGATGCTGTAAGACTAGTAATTTTATCCTTTTCTATCTTTAAGACGGTTTTATCGTTAAGATTAGAAATAGGATTGAGTACATCATTAACAAAGTCTTTCTTACTTTGTAATTTTAATTTCATATGTAATTATAATCTCAAGAGTCTACTAAACCACGAGCTTTTTTTTTGGGCTTGTTTAATAAAACCAGTATTTGATCAACCTTATCCTCTATCTTGTTGAGTTTAGAGTAAAGCGAGTCAACACTATTTAAAATATCTTCATATTTTGTCGGTTTAAATAGATCAAGTTCTAGCTGTGGTGTGGATTTTATTTCTGGTAATTCTAAAATAGGTACCTGCGAAGATGTATCCTTTAAAGGTTGCGGAACTTCTATAACACCGGTTGTTACTTCAGGTACAATAGGTTGCGGTGCGGGTGATTGCTTTATAGCTTCAAGTAATGGTACATCTTTTGATGCCGGTGCATTATTAACAACCTTCACCATTTCCTGTCTAAGCATATCACTCCGTTTGTTAAGGGTACTAGATGACCCTGTAATAGAGTCATCTAGTCTCTTTAGTTCGCCGTACGTTGAACCGATCAAACCGATTAATAGTTCTTTATGGTCTGGTTCCATTATACGTCAACATCTAAACTATCCAAAATAGACTTAATGTCGTCATCTGAATTTGAAGCTGCCTTAGTAGAAGTAGCTACAGTAGCTGGTCTCGAAACAGGAGCTTCATTTACCTCTGGAGCAGGGTCGTCATTAACAACCTTACAATGGTAATGATCGTCAAGCATTTTCTTAAGATCATCATAGCTCTTCAATGTAAAAACCTTATCAAGCTCAAAAGCGCTATCATAAATCTTTTTCGCAGAATTATCATCCATATCTGCAAGACCAGATGGTGAAGAGAATCGCGACGAAACATAACTTGGATAATCACCTTGCTTTTCAACCTTAATCTTAAGATTTACACCATTAGGACTCAGGTCAAAAATACGAGGACCAAACTCATCTGCATCCTCACCGTCGATAGCTTCATCAATAATTTTCTTTAACTGCTTGCCATAACGAAGAATCTTAACCTTACCGTTATTGTCAGGATTAACAGGGTCGTTAACGACGAAAACGTTAACTAGCCACTTTTCACTACGACCAACTGCCTTGATCTTAGCCTTCTCATCTTCAGAGCCAGTACGTAGTACACGGTATCTTTCTTCAGCAATAGGATCACGCTCACCAAATGTCTGCGGGCTCAAAGCTGCAACATACTCACCAGTAGATAAGCTTACCCATCCATGTGTAAAGAAGTGGAAAAATGTCTTTTTCGGGTCTTTAGCATAAGGTAGCAATCTTACCGTATATGTATTGCCTGTTTCTGTCTTTAAAATTTCAGAAACACTTGAATTGTTTTTCTCTTGTGCAAGAGCACCTTTGATGCTCTGGAATAACGTACTATTAATCATGGTTGTCATAAATTATCTGAATTATAAGGTTGTTGTTTTGTTTTTCAACTTGTCAAATATTAAAATACAAAGTTTTTTTGCTTTTTCACTAACATGGTACTTTGTTCTATAAAAATTAAGGCGTGTAAATATGTCTCCAAAAACAAATTCTCTAATATCATTATCATATTGTTGAATAGTTTTATCGAAATTAGGAAACATAAATAGCGGGTAAATTATTACCTCTCGGTTTTTTACATGTAGCATAAATTCATGCCACTGACTATTTGGTTGTTTAAATTTTAAATAATCTTCTAGTTTAACACCGTTTGTTTTACAAAAATTAAAAATATATACAAAGCTATTTTTAATTTTTTCTAGTGTTTGAGAGTGGTCTGGATTTTCAGGTAAAAACTTTGTTTGGTATATGGTATAAGCTTTAATAGCTTTTTGAGAAGTAAAATATTTCAAATCAAAATACTTTTCATTATAAACAAAGTACGGTGCTTCAAAAAAATCTTTAATATTAATATTTTCAAACTTACTAAAAAAGTACGCAAGTTTTGTGATGTAAATATATTCTTCCTTTTCTTCAAAATTATCAAAGTTTTTTCTGTATCTAAAGGGTTGAGAATTAAGCTTACGCGATACTTCTAGATAACAATTGTAGATATATTGCTCTTTTACCGTCACAGTTTTATTTTAAAACTTTTCCTATTACTTGCTCTTATTGATGATCTTAGTAATGTATTTGCTTTTAGTAATGGAAGGTTCAAACAAGATAAACTTTCTTAAAGCTTCAATATCACTTGGTTCTGAAATAGTTTCTTTATAAAGCTTTTTAAGTTTTTCGTCCTGAAGTATTTTAGAAAATATTGTAGCAAAATTAATCTTCTTACCGTAATAAAGAAAACAAAACGTACAAAAACTATAAAAAGAATGTAATAACTCTCTATCTTCTAATAGTAAGTACGGTGATTTATTAATTATGCTTTCTTCACTCATCAGGGCCAAACGTATTTATAGCCCGTAAAAACTAATTCAACTTACTTACTAAACATTGCTAATGTGTTTGTAATGCCTGTCTGATCGCCTTGATTCAATAAGGTATCATCTTCTGTTATGTTTAACGTGGTGTAGTCGATTTTCATAGGATGGGTACCGAAATTAACACCGAATCTATTTTTCATCATACCTAATTTAACCACACCAAGTTCTTTATCCTCTTCATCTTGAAAGACGCTTATAATAACGTCAGCGGTAGCTGCTAATCCAATACTTTCACCGATTGTTTCCAAACCTGGGCTATTAGTATTATAACCTGTTCTATTAAGCTGGGTTGCGCTAATAATAGGACATGTAAAGAAGTATGATAACGCTCTTACTTGTTCGGTGACATGTTTTACTCTTTCATAGCTATTATTACCTACATTACTTTTAACTAGGTTTAAGTAGTCTAAAACTATAGCATCAATTTTAATACCTTTGTTAATAATGTTCTTAATAAACCCTTGTATTTGATGAGGCGTTACAGTGCTTGGCGGAAATTCTTTAATTAAAATTCTACATCCAGGTGTATTTGTTTTAATTTCATCTATCTGTTGTTTAAGAGTGACGCTTTCTGAACGTAAATCTTTAATAGGGATTTTGGTAATATTAGATGAAAGTCTCTTAGCATAAACTAACTCACTCATTTCTAATGTAATAAGTAGAACGGTTTTGTTTTGACTTGCTATATTAGATGCGATATTACCTAAAAATATTGACTTACCAACATTAGTCTCACCTGCAATAACATATAAAGCTCTACCTGCTAATAAAAACCCACCACTAAGTTTATCATCTAGCCACTTCCATCTACTAGAAATGGTCGGTTGTTCAGTATTAATGTCTTCAATAACTTTATCGTAATCATTAAAAAAGTCTAAACCGATATCGGTCTTTAAATTAACATTACAGCTTTTTTCAAATTTATCTAAAATAAACCCTGTATCAATTTTACCAGATGAAACATCACCAGCAACTTCTAGCATAGTGTTGTAAATGGCTTTTTCTTTTAAGAATCTTTCCGTGTTTTCAACTAATTCATCTTGATTAAGATTTTTATCTATGTTAGTAAAGTTACGTAAAGTAGTTTTAAATGCTTCTTTTACTTCATCTGTATTGATATAAACTTTAAGCTCTGTTACTGTTGGTATGGAATTAGTTTTAAGATAAAATGTTTTGATAATATTAAAGATAATCTTAATATTTTTATCTTTAAAATATTCAGGCTTAATATGGTCAATAATATTAGTAAGATATCTTTCGTCGGTTAACGACTTGTAGATAATAATATTTTCAAACTCGTCTAAATTGAGCTTCAATTCCATATTTGGTTATTATACAGACAGTTGTTTAAACAGTCAACGTCTTGTTAAGATATTTTTTATATTTGTTTAAAAAATATTGTTGGCCTTGTTTCCAGTCATTAGACATTTCTCTCAATCCAGGTGAGTTATGAATGATAGGAATATCTCCTACACCGACTTTAACTTTGTTTAGGCAACAATCTAACGAAAACATTAAGTCGTAAAAGTGAAATTTAGCAGGATTGTTTTCATCAAATTTAACGCTTTCAGGTAATTTGGTTAAATTGACTACCATAAAAACGCCGTCGATAAGTACAACTGAATCAGGTACTTTACCGAATGAAGTGTATGTATAACTATTTTCGTCGGGTCCGTGTGCTACGCATCCTCTTAAATTATCTCTCGATGACATTAAATGCCATAAAACTGGTTCTTTTATAGTAATAGACTTATTACCTGCTAAACCAAACACGTCGTACATGTTACCGTACTTTTTTACTCTTTTAACAAAATCGCAACAATTTAAATATACATCATCGTGTACAAATATAGCAAACCCTATGTTTTGTTCTTTACATTTTTTTAAACCCTCGTTATAAACAACAGAAAGTGGTCTAGTATTATTACCGTAAAACAATACGTCTCTACTTATTGAAAAATTAGGACCGGTTAACTCAAATAAAGATTTGTAAATAAAGGTTTCTTCCAAAGTATTTTTTTGAGACGCTATGATAAAATTATAGTTCATATTTTTTTAAAATGTGTGGTATTTTTGTTTCAAAATTAAAGTCAAAAGTTCCGAATTCATTTTGTGAGGTTGTGTAGGTGTTATCAAATAGTTTTTTGTAAAAACTTATACCATCACTAAACTCTTCTGAGTTTACAAAAAACGTTGAACATTCGTCGCGGTAATCTTTTAAAGCTTTAATTGTAAGCTGTTTTGCAATACCTTGACCTCTAAAGTTTTTATGAGTTATAATGTAATATGTTTTAAGAGTGTGTGGTGTTTTTTGGTTAACTGAAAATGCGTGTAAACCAAGTATATTATTTTCTGCAGAAGTGTCTAACTTAGCTACCAAAATAGGTTGTTTACCCCACCATTGTTTACTTTCCCACAAATACCCAAACGTGCTTAAAATAAAAGAATTGCCGTGGTTATAAGCAAACTCCATTAAAGCAAATTTTTGCTTTGTGTCTGGCGACTCTATATACTCATAAACAATATTTGTCATAGTTCTAAAAACGGCGATTTAACTTCAAATTTGTTTACTGGTTTACATCCTTTTTTAGTAAATCTGTACACAACACCTTCTTTGATTTCTTTAAATCCAGTACCTGGGGTTGATGAGAAACTGTTTTTATCGAAAAATAAAGTACTGCCTTGACGAGCTAAGTATACATTGTGGGTCTTAATATTAAAGATCCACAAACCAAATGTACCTTCTATTAATTGCAACACATATGAAATTATTTCACTTTCTTTTTCGATTGTAGTAGCTTCATCGAATGTGCATTCAAAATGCTTTAGCAATGCTGGTATAATACTACTATCAACAATATTAGTATGGTCAGGTAAATATTGTGTTTTAAGATTATTAAAATTAGTTAACACACCGTTATGTGCAACTATCCAATTTGCACAAACAAAAGGATGACTATTATGTTCTTGCCATTTTCTTTCAGAACTTGTAGGTGATTGGTTATGACCTAGATATGTATAACCGTCTACTAATTCTATATCATCCCAGTTAAATGAGCCTTCAGTTCGTTGGTAGTCGTATGTTGATTCGTCAAAATAACAAATACCTGAAGCAAAGTTACCTCTAACTTGATTTGCTTTGTCTAGTATTTCAAATTTAGATACATCAATTGAACCGAATATGCCACACATTTTAAGGTATTATATAATAATAATATTGTAGTTCCAATAAATATTAAATATGAATAGTTTATTTACTTGTAGCTGGATAAAAAATACAAATTTAGTTACCGAAGCTTTTGACCAAAAGAACCCAGCCAAGGTTACAATTAATGCAGCTGTATGTCCTTTTGCTCCAGAAGACATAGAACAATTAGCTGATCAAAATAACGTTAAAATTAGATATACTGCAGGTATCCAACCTAATGCATTAGCAGGTGAGTCGGGTGAAGATAGTTTCTATTCATTTGTTGTAACTCCTGGTCCTGGTAATCCAAACGATGCGGATACTCGAGTAAATACATTTTTAAACACACTTAACCAAGAAGAAGGGTGTGAGGTATTTGAATCGCACGAAACACAATTGCAATCTTTATTAGATGAAGCAAGAGGCAAAAAAGCTGACCCTAAATACGCTAGATTAATGGGTATGAAAGACGTTAGAGGGTTAGCTGGTACAATGACACCAAGATATTTTGCAACAAAAGTATTAAAACAACTAGAGAAAGATCACCCTGATAAAACTATTGAAGATATTACAGATGATCAAATTCAATCAGCAATGAATATGGTTGCTAATTTATCAAGAAAATTAGAAACACGTGGTGATATTAAAATAGGTACGCAAAAGCTTGTTGACCAGCCTTCAGCAAAACAAAAATTAAAGAAAGGTGAAACTGGTTTCGATACATTAAACTTAAACTTAGAACCAGAAACAGAATTAACATTCCAGGAAGAAACTCCAATGGGACATGGTTTATACACTGCTGTTAAAGATGGCTTAAAGTATAGAGTTGCAGTAAGAAACGCAACTGGCCGCCCTATAAAATTAAAAGATTTAGGTAAAGACGCTGTTGTTAGTGTTGTAGTTACAGAACCAAGTAAAATGGAAACAATTTCTGGACCATCAGTAGATGATATTGGAGCTCCAAAATATAATCGTGAAAAACCTGTAGCGGATTTTCCAGCAGAAGCAGGTGGTGATTTTTCAGGCCCGGATCCAGAAGAAGAAGTGTATGGTAGAAAGGGTGAAGATGAAGAAACAGAAGAAGGTGGTGCTGAGACAGAAGAAGGTGGTGATGATGAATTCGAATTGGAAGACTTAGATATACCAGAATTAGACGCTTTAGACAGTGAACATGAAGAAACCAGCAAAGATCAAGCAAAGATTGATGCATATATAGCTGCTTTACCAGCTAGTCGTAACAAAGAGTTTTTCGCGGACTGCTTAAAGGATATGAAGCCAGGTATGTCCTGGAAAAACTTCCAAACTAAACTCTATAACAATCTCTTAGCTCATGAATTAAAGAATACCGAAGGTGACAAGCGCAGAGCAAAAACTCGCACCGATAACAAAATGTT